AGCCCACGCGCACAGTCCCGAAAGTCCGAGGTCGAACATGGCGCGCACCGGGCGACCGCCGAAGCCCGTCGAGCTGAAGAGGAAGCTCGGCTTCCCCGGGCACCATCCGAAGCCGCCGCGGGCCGTCACGGCCATCCAGCCCCTCTCGGTCATCACGCGACCGACTGACGAGCCGCAGACCGGCGACGAGCTCGTGCTGGCGCTGCTCGAGGCGGGTGCTGCAGCCTGGATCAGCACGACAGACCAGCTCGCCACCCTGCGTCTGGTGCGGGACGGCTGGGATGAACGCGCTCGACTGCGCGAGTTCATCGCGGACAACGGCAGCAGCTACGCCTCGAACGGCCAGAACGGCACGCGCTGGTACCCCTACCCCGAAGTCGCACAGCTCGCAGACCTGGAGAAGCGCATCACCACATGGCTGTCGTCGCTGGGCCTCGATCCCGCGAGTCGCGGACGTCTCGGGCTGGCCGAGGTGAAGGCGCGGAGCAAGCTCGAAGAGATCCGCGCCCGCCGCGCACGACAGGTCAGCGCCTAGTCCTGCCCCGCTGGGAGACTCCGGTCCCGGCGGTCGATGTGCGGCACGGCGAGGCGCGCTCGGTCGTCGAGTTCGTCGAGACCTACGGGCGGATCACCAAGGACAGCATCGCCGGGCCGACCGGGATGCCGCTCGTGCTGCGACCCTGGCAGCGCCACGTACTCGGGCGCGTCTTCGCCCGGACGCCGGACGGCAAGCGGCGCCACCGCCGCGCGATGGTGGGCGTGGCACGGAAGAACGGCAAGAGCGAGTTCGCCGCAGCCCTCGCGCTCTACGGCCTGCTTGCCGAGGGCGACGGCGCCGAGGTCTACAGCGCCGCGAACGACAAGGACCAGGCGAAGCTCGTCTTCACGCCGGCGCGCCGGATGGTCGAGATGGACCCGGAGCTCCGCGACCTGTGCAAGCTCTACCGCGACGCGATCGAGTGCCCCGCCACGGGGTCGGTCTACCGGGCACTGTCGTCGGAGTCGTACACCAAGGAGGGGCTCTCCCCCACCCTGGTCATCTACGACGAGCTCCACGCGGCCCCTGATCGCGAGCTGTACGACGTGCTCTCCCTCGCGATGGGCGCCCGGCCAGATCCGCTCATGCTCATCGTCACCACGGCAGGCGTGAGGGCGGACCGCTTCGGCAAGGACACCATCGCCTACACGCTCTACCAGCTCGGCCGCCGCATCGCGTCGGGTGAGACTCGCGACCCGACCTACTACATGGCCTGGTGGGAGCCACGCGATCCGAACGCGGCCCTGGACGACCCCCGGTCGTGGGCACAGGCCAACCCGTCGCTGGGAGACATCCTGGACCCCGCCGACATGGCATCCGCCCTGCCGCCGGCGACGCCGGAGAACGAGTACCGGATCAAGCGTCGCAACGAGTGGGTCGTGTCCTCGCAGTCGTGGCTGCCGCACGGCTCCTGGGATGCCTGCGCGAAGGCCCGCGCCATCGACCCGCACGAGCCGGTGCTGCTCGCCTTCGACGGCTCCTGGACGAACGACAGCACCGGCATCGTCGGCGCGGCCCTCGCGGACGGCTACCTCTTCGTGGTCGATCTCTGGGAGCCGGCGGTCACCGGCGAACCGATGGACAGCCAGGTCGTCGAGGACCGCATCGCGCGGGCGATGGCCGAGATGAACGTGCGCGAGCTCGCCTGCGATCCGTCGCTCTGGCGCGAGCAGATGGCGCGCTGGACGGAGCGCGGCTGGCCGGTCGTGGAGTTCCCCAACATCCTGCCCCGCATGATCCCGGCCGTGCGGGAGTTCTACGCCGCGGTCATCGAGAAACGCCTGACCCATGACGGCGACCCGCGCCTGGCGCGGCACATCGCGAACGCGACGATCAAGGAAGACAGTCGAGGCCAGCGGATCGTGAAGCAGAACCGGGGCCAGAAGATCGACCTCGCGGTCTGTGCGGTCATGGCATGGGATCGAGCGCGTAACCAGCCTCCCGAACCTGTCTACTTCCTGAGCGCCTGATGAGGTCCCCATGCCGCAGCGCGTCATCTATGCCATCGAGGCGACGGGCTACGGCCTGGCGATCATCTGGGCGATCCTCTTCCAGCCCTCCGCCCTGCTGCTGCTGACCGCCCTGGGTCTGGTCCTCCTGGCACGCGACCTCGAGGCGCAGAAGGCGAAGCCGCGATGAGCGTCCTCACGGCCATCGCCGAGCGCATCACCCAGCGCCGCGACCAGTTCTCGCGCCCGGGCATCGTCGACCCCGCCGGCCTCCAGTCGATGACCTGGTCGGGCGTCGTCCTCGACCAGCTGGCCGCGTCGAAGATCATCGCGGTCCACGCCTGCTGGGGCCTTCTGGCGGACAGCGCGGGCCTGCTGCCGCCCGACACCTACATCCGCGACGGCCTGGCCCGCATCGAGATCGAGAAGCCCGACTGGCTCCTCCAGCCGATGCCACTCGACCCGTCGATCACGACCGGTGAGCACTTCAGCCAGGTCGTGGTCTCGATGGTGTCCGACGGGACGGCATTCATCCTGGCGCTGCCAGAGGCGAACTTCTACGCCGCGTCGCTCGAGGTCCTCGAGCCGACCCGGATCCACGTCACGCGAGACCGGCTGGGCCCCAGGTACGAATACAGCATGGAGGGCGGCGGGCGCGAGTACCTCCGCTCCGACCAGATCATCCAGGTCACCCGCCTGCGTCGGCCGGGCGCCCTGCGTGGGCTCTCACCCATCGACGAGAGCGCGCAGTCACTCGGCAAGGTCCGGGCGGCGGATCAGTTCGGCGGCCGCTTCTTCGCCAACGGGATGAACGTCGTCGGCTCCCTGACGGTCCCAGGCCCGCTGGACAAGAACCAGACCGAGGCACTGCGGGACGAGCTCACCAAGACCTACGGCTCGGTCGCCAACGCAAACAAGCCGGGCATCTTCGCCAACGGCGCCACGTTCAGCTATCCCGAGATGGACATCCAGCGGCTGCAGCTCCTGGAGCTCCTCCGCTGGGGCGTGCTCGACGTCGCGCGCCTCTATCACGTGCCGCCACACCTGGCCGGCGACAACGCCCCGGGATCCGTCTCCTACCAATCGGTCGAGCAGCAGGCCATCGAGTACGTGATGCATGGTGTGCGGCCGTACGTCATCAAGATCGAGCAGGCCTACGGGCGGCTCCTGCCGGGCGCCGAGACCTTTCTGAGCTTCAACCTCGATGCCCTGGTTCGCGGGGATCTCAAGACCCGGGCCGAGGCCATCGCCCTGGAGCTCCAGAGCAAGCAGCTCACCCTCGACGAAGCGCGCGCCCTGGAGAACCGGGCGCCCTACGCGACGTTCACCGAGGAGGATCTGAACGGCCCCGGTGGCCTGCTCCAGACGCCCAACAACAACTTCCTGCACGTCACCGAACGCATCGACGCCACCGCTGCGCCGAAGCCAGGCACCTGAGAGGTACCGACGATGAGGCATGAACGGGCCATCCCGATGGCCGCTGACTTCGAGATCCGCTCGACTGGCACCGGTCACACCTTCGAGGGCTATGCCGCCGCCTGGAACAGCGATTCGCTGCCGCTGCCCTACGTCGAGTCGATCGAGCCAGGCGCCTTCGCGCGAAGCCTGACGAACCCGCCCAACGGGCGCCAGACGCTCGTCGTGGACCATGACGAGTCGAAGCTGCTGGCGTCGACGAAGACGGGCCGCCTACGGCTCTCCGAGGACTCCCGGGGCCTGCTGGTGTCCGCCGACATGGCCGACACGTCCTATGCCCGCGATCTGCGCGAGCTCTCCGACATGGGCGAGCTCGGCGGCATGTCGTTCGAGTTCAGCGCGACGGCGAAGGGCGCGCCCTTCACGGACAACGGCAAGCGCCGGAAGCTCCGCGAGGTCCGGCTGTACCACGTCACCGCCCTGACCGGGAAGACGCCCGCCTACCAGAGCACCACGGCCGCCGTGCGCGCCCTGGCGAACGGCATCGAGGCGGACTTCGAGGACATCTCCATCGTGCTTGAGGCCGTCAGCGAGGGGCGCCAGCTCGACGCCGATGAGTGGTCCCTCATCCAGCGGATCGCGACCTCCGTCGCCCCCAAGGATGCCCGCTGGTCGAGCGCAGCCGACGACGCGTCGAGCGCCAGCAACCACCTGGCGGGGCTGCTTTACCTGCTCGGCAATGAGGCCGACGACGCGACCCAGGCGGGCTTCCTCAACACCGCGATCGCCGCTCTCCAGTCGTTCATCGCCGCCGAGGCCGGTGAGATC